CGCGCCGGCAACGGCAGGATTTATCCAGGATGCATTATCTTTATAGATCCCATAAGCGCCTTTGGCCAAATCGCCAACTTCGCCAAGGATCTTTTTGATAGTTTTCCAGTGGAACGGATTTTCCATAGTGGTGGGATACGTTTTCAACGCCTCCATAGCAATCCAAGTGCCCGACGGATCGGGTCGAGGATACTTATGAGTGTAAAGCTGTGAGGACGAGATGAACTCGTAATTAATAAATATCCTCATCCTAAGAGAATTGACTTGAGATGTCGTAGCAACAATCCCAGCCAAAACGATGTACGGATACTCCCAGCGTGTGTCAGCGTTTAGGCGGCGCATTAGCATATCATTCTGGTTGCTAGGCAACCAAAAAGAGTAACTGCCAAATTTAAGCGCTCCCTGGTAACCTCCAGGGGTGACAGCAATCTGGCTATAACTATAGAGCCCATTGGTCAGGGGGGACTGACCACCTCTGTACATTATCCCAGCATGTTGGCCTCCATTATTAAGGTCAGAACCTTCATATTCAAGCCAATTTGACATGCTAACCACACGGTACTGATCCACATCACGTGCTAAGGTGTCATTGTCAGGTAAAGGGTAATTAACAAACCGCGGTTGAAGACCGGTGCTGAACACCGCTTCGATTCTTATGCTCGAAACGCCCGCTGTGAAATTAGTCGAGGCGGAGCTACGAATCTGGAATCCAACACCAGGTGCTGGTATATACCCCGAGGCATTTGCCATGCCCGCGAAAAGAGTCACGGGCGACTGAGATAGCGAGTAGAGTGTAGAACCCGAGACTGCATCAAGCGTTTGCCAAGCACCAACCACAGTTGATGTTATGGCCCTCACTTGGAAGTCAGAAGGTCCTGTTGCTGCTGCTCGCGCATCAGTATTGACAAGAAAATCAATCCTCGTGGCTAACCCCGCATTAATGGGAAAACCATAAAAAGCGGCGGTCGAGGCACCGGTCGTATTATGACCTAAGAAGCCAGGAAGAGCTTCCTTTTGGTCTGTCCAACCATATTTACCATTGATATTGTAAACCGTCGAGCCGTCCTTCTTCAGGCTCATTGTACTCGAGGTTACGTTGATACTTGCATCGCCGACAGACAGCGGGAACAGGCCTTGCGACTCGTTCTGCTGCTGTACGACCATCGTGAAGTGGTGGTCCGTGTCCACCGACTGTAACTGATACTGGAATAGTGGATCTATCATCGTGGGGGATAGAAAGTTTAAATAGGTTCCTTGCGGTTCACAGGTATCATCAGGGAAATAGTACACATTGGGATTCATTATACCCTTAAAGGTACTCGTCGCTTTCGCAAGGTTGTCTGGATAACGAATCTCAGACACCGATTCCGGGTCCACTAACGCACGCAAATACTCAATGCGTCGAGGGTCTCTGCCACCGACGACATGGGGAATCTTTCCTGGTTCCCTCACCACGCTTGGCTTACGTGGTGGCCTTGCGGCTTTCCCGGGTGTTGCCGTCTTGACGACAATCTCGCTTCGTTGTTTTCTTCGCTCGGAGCGACTCGGGCGAGGAGGTCTTTGAGATAAAGGTTCTACTACAATCTTTTCCATGGTTTGGGGTTGTCCTCTAATAAAATTTCTTTTATTTCCTTCCATCCTCCATAGGGACTCCCAGCGCATGAAAAGTTTCTGTGATTTATAGACTGTAGGCAATGGCACAGTACTAGGCCACTCTCCAATCTTTGCTAAATGCGCTGCAAATGCGCAAACAAGCGGGCAATAACTTGAAAAAGCTAAATTCTTAGCTAACCCGTGTATGCGCTGAGCGCGTACCTCTCGCGAATGCTTCCCCGCCAAATTGCCAAGAGCGTAAAGCATGCGATCCTCATCATATTTCGGAACGAATCTACCTTTATAACGAATATTAGCAGCACCTAAAAAATGAATCGAGGTGACATCACGGCTCAAACAGTAATCCTTAACTCGCATTCCAAAAGCTGACACTGACTCAATCAGTGCAGCCTCAGAGAAGAATATAGGATAATCTGTTGAACCCTGAATGTCATCCGAATATATATAGGCGGCCCAGCACTCGTCCACAAAGGCGTTCAAATCTTTCAAAGTTTTGAAAAATTTGGTGAGGTGGTACAGCATTATGAAGATATGGGCAATAGTATTGTCAGTGGATGTGGTTAAATTTCCCGACTTTCCTCCGCACAAAGTAGCGAAGATCTGCCCATTAGGCATCAGTTCGTAGGAATAAGTCTCACCATCCAAGAGAAACTGCCAATCTTTATCATCAATTACCTCGTCCGGACGGTACATCTTTCGCCGTAGCCGGTAACAAATCTCTTTGAGTCTACGCCCAAAGCTTTTGTCAAAATAACCAACATCATGGCGATGGTACCAATGGAACCTGCTCAAATCTTTCACGAACTCTTGCCAACCTCCGTGTTCCTTGGAAAACCCAAGCGCACTCTTGGTCTGGCGCGTGAAAGCAGCGAGACCTGTCTCCATATCACCAAAGTATTTAGTCTGCAACAAAAGAAAATCCAGAGGCGGATTTCTGAACAGCCTGATCTTATTCGAGGCTATCTCTTCCTTCGTCAAATACTCCGATTTTGGAGTGACTTTGTATATAGGGACAGGTCGATCGACACCATCTTGCAGGTAATATTCAAACCAACTAGGATAAGCTCGCAAAGCATCTTCTTTGGTCTTAAAACGGTGACCCCACGGAAAACCGGGTGAAGTGTCCGGAATACACTCAATCCGTTCGTAGGGCAGCTTGCGATATTTGCCAAAGTGGCCTGAAAAGTGGTGTTTTAAAGCCCTCCACGCCATCTTCTCCCGAACCGGGTCCAGATTCCAAGTTTCTTTCTTGTCACTCTGACCTAGTGCATGGGTGAAGTTGCGCAGAGTAGGGTGAACTATACCATAATCGTCCACATCCTCTACACCACGCTCCCTCGCAAAAGCGAGGAAGTCTCTATCAGGAAAAGAATAATCTTCCTCATCTTCGAGCATCCTGACTTTGTCGAAGCGGGGTCCCTTAGCGGCGTTCACCATGTCCGGACCAAAGACACGGTGTTCCGAGAGAGTCGGATACAACTCACTTACGCCCCACCTTTGGAAGGTGCGGAGCCCTTCGGAAAAAACCGATTAATGAAGGACTGCGTAAAGGCGAAACCTGAGTTTCTTGAATCACCCTTTCCAACGCCGTGCGTATGGATGGCCACCACCTGGCCTGCTTCATTAAGAATAGCAGCACCAGAGTCTCCACTTCCAGTAGTAGCGGTGTGATACACCATGCCATCAACCACTTCGTCAATCACACCAGTAGTGACAACATACCTGTTGTCAGTGGGATCGAAGCGGGGGATGACTATCGCCATACCGGGGGTGGGGACCGCCATATTATAAGAACGTAAATTCTTCAATGGCACCGACGTTTTGGATACATAGGCATAATCCAACTTCTCGTTACCAATCCACTTCAAATCATGGATCTTCGCCGAAGAGGGTTGCTTACCGTAAGCATCTTGGTAGGTACGAGCCTCCAACTTAGGATCCTGCAAGTTATGGTGAGCAGTAAAAACAAACTGGCCTGCGCAAAACGCGTTACCAATATTTGACTCACTCTCCAATATCAAATGCTTGGACGGATGGAGGTTCTTGGGCGGTAAGGGAGAGCCCACGATATACGTTTCCGGCTCACCTACTTCTTTGCCCTTGTCGGTTTCTTGAGGGGTCTCAAATTTTAAGTAAGACTCACCCTCACCGAGCACCACTTTAGCCTTACGGCGAGCAGCACGAGATGGGCGGTTGGACGCCTCTTTAGCAGCTTCCACCGGCTTAACCACCTTAATGGCAACCTTGGGTTCCTGTTGCTTTTTCTGAGTCGCAACAACAATCTTTGCCCTTTCGGGTTGAGGCTCAACAGCCTTCACTGATTGAGGTTCGACAACTTTAGCAGACGCAATCAAAACCTTTTCAGGTTTGGGTTCAGCAGCCTTCACAGCGGCTAGGGAGGAGCCTAGCTCACCAACAAGTTTTTGAACTGTTGCGAATTTAGTTTCCCAAGTATACCAAGGAGTAGTACTAAATTTCGGATCTTCGAACACAGGCTTTTCATCTGCGTAAGGATCACCTCCGACATCTCCGTCATCATCAACGGCGTCCCACGGCTCCTCCGCCTCAGCCTTTATCTGCTCTTTCTTCCACTCATCGTACTCTTCAGCAGTTAATTGTTTTTGGGGGCGTCTTCTGCGAGACTTAAGAGCGCCTCTCCCGTGCTTAGTTTTTCCCTTACCTTCTGCGGCACCAACCTGCACGGCAACACGCTTCGTGTTTTTGGTGATTCTCCAGGCAAGGAGAGCGAACGCGAGGACTGCAACTACCAACGCAACAAGCACGTATGTATTTGAGTGCGTCCACATTCGTTTGAGAATATTACTGTTTCCAGAGTACATTTCATATTCAAGTTCTATAGACTCAGCGCAAATAACAAAAATCTCCACTATTTCCTCTATATCATCTCCATCGAGGTGAATATTGTACTGTCTAAGGAAATCTTTGATTCTCTTCGCGCAATGGGCAGAATCAAACACGAAATGAGAACCCGTATTGTAAGTTCGTTTCAAACGAAAATACATCAAGCCCTCCGCACTCTTTTCACAGAATTCAGCAATCAACTCCTTCCAGAGTCTTGCTAGATGACCATCGCCAACATCATCGAATTTAGCATCGAGCTTCTTAAGGTCTCGGATAAAATCGGCGCCAGCATTAGCGGTGGCTTTAGCGCACTTAAACTTCTTCGGTTTGGTTTGAATCAAATCCAAATATTGTAAAAAGCGCGTGTAACCGGGTACCCATCGAGCCAAACCTCCGATTGCCTTAAACATCTCCACGAATGGTTTAAAGGTGTCAGAACAAAAGACAATCCGAATGGCACGAATTCCAGCGGCAAAGAACACAAATCCTCTCATACTCGGCTTAGATGCAAAGGGAAGGAAAGCAAGAACAGTTATTACGGATTCTATAGTGGAGGTTATTAAAGCCACAATTGCTTCGAACAAATTAGCGTTCGGAAATTCAGCTTCGCCTTCCACAAAGTCACCTTCTTTTTCTTTTCCTTTATCTTTACTTTCCTGCGGTCTATCTACCAGCTTTAAGAACGTTTCAGGATCTCCCTTTGCGTTTGACACAACAACGTAAGACTTGCCGAACTTCCACACACGTCGAAAGATTTTAATCATGACGATAATACTACATACAAAGTACATCATATCAACCGCCGCTCTAAGAGCGTACAGGACCTGATAACCTCGATTGAAATATGCTCGCCCATAACAAATCGCATGATACGTGTTAATGGGGTGTCTACAAGCCATATATATAAGCTTACACGAATTAACGCCAGCTTGATACATACGTCTAAAGTATTGAACAGCAACGAGAAAAAGAAACATACAAAGCTTCGAAATAGGCCAACCTCCCACAATGCA